TCAGGATGTCTAGCAGGAACTTGTTGAAGGTTAGGATGACTAGACGAAAATCTCCCCGTTACTGTACCGCCGTCCCCGGATCTTAGTTGATTAAACTCGCAATGAATACGTCCTTTATGTTGATGGTGCAGTATTGTCTCAACAAATGTAGTATTAGCTTTGTTATACTCTCTTATCTCTAATATCTTTTTTGCTACAGGGTGTTCATGGTTCTTTAGAAAGTGTTTAGTAAAGCTAGGAGCTCCTGACTTAGCTGTTCTTTCGTATGTCAAGTTTAATTTATCAAAAGCTTTTGCTAAGGAGGTTGCTGTCCACGGTTCAATGTCCACTCCCGTTTCTTTTTTTACCTCTAAAAGTAATGTGTCCTCTTTTGTTTGAAGATACTTTTTAGTTTTAGAAGCTTTATCTAAATCTACACGTACTCCTTTTGAACGCATTTCAAATATTATAGGAAGTAACTGCAATTCCATCTCTAGTATTTTCCCGCAATTTTCCGCCGCTAACTTTTTCCTCAACACGTGCCACAATTGAAGTGTTAACCGGGCATCTGTCTCTGCGTAAGCCGCAACTCTTGAGGCCGGTAACTTCCACATATCTTTCTTAGCATCTACACCATGTTGACTTGCCGCTAATCTTAATTCATCTTCTTTTTTCTTTTCTCCAAGGTACGTGGCTCCTAAAGCGTTAAGAGAATAAGAGTAACGATTTTCATCTAGCAAAGGAGCGGCAATCATAGTGTCCAATATTTTTCCCGGGACTTCTATTCCTACTGTTCGTAACCACCCTAAGTCATACTGCGCGTTATGAAACACAACAGACATCCCATGTTTAAGCTGATCCTGAAGCCAAGTCACTACCATTTTCTTAGACATATTACCTCCGCCTTCATGGGCAAAAGGTAAATAGCCTTTCCAATTAGAAGATGCTACAGCGATCCCGATTAACCGACCATCGTTCCTAGCCCAACCTGGGCCTAGTGTTAATAAATTAGGATCTCTGGTTTCTACATCAATAGCAATAATTGTTTCTTTAGAAAGATCTGGTAATTCTATTGGCGGAACCCATGTAGGCTCATTAAATAAATCTTGTTCATACATCATCGTCATCATTCCCATAGTCTGCCGCTAATGCGGACCAAATTCCTGTGTACGCAGTAGCATCTAAACCATCATCAGGATTAAAAACTCCTTGCTCATCTCTAGAGACTTTTAATAACGTCATACAAAAAGCCACTTGTTTAGGCGATACTTTGACTCGTAGGTAAGAAGACCAGAGCTCTGCTATACGTACATGAAGTTGCCGGTAATCTCCGTGCTGTTCAGCTCTCTTACCTCCTACTAATTCTGCGGAAGCTTTTAAAATTTCTTTTGGTCTCATAACTCATAATACCTTTCTGTTTCTGGTTGCATAATATGCAGATTTTCTTTTGTACGTGTTACCCCCACATAAAACATGCGGTGTAACGTTGATGGTCTTGTAATCATTTCTTTAGAAGCCGCGTACGATATGTCTGATATTAACAAAATATTATCACTTTCTCCACCCTTCATTGAGTGTATAGTGCTTAATTTTATTCTAGGATTTTTTACGTTATCCCCTCTTTTCAAAGCATTCAATAAATAGTTTTGTGTATTAAGTCCCACCTTACCCAACACTTGATGCCATCTCTGAGACCCATCGACCAATAAACCTAAGTTATCTCGTAAATAATCCATAGGAAATACACTTTCTGGTGGATGCTCTAAAAACTTTTTTGATCGACCCCCAAAACCTTTTTTAAATCCTTCGTTGACTACCATGTGGTCGTAGATGTTTTTCACTTGACTAATGCTTATTTCTTGTCCTTTAGATAAAGACTCCCAAGATAATATGGCTTCATACAATTTTCTAGGAACACTAGGGTGATCGTGACGACTGTAGATCCATCCTTCTTCCCTTAACTGAAAAGCGTAACGGTCTAATAATCTATTAGTAGGAGCAAGTATTGTCCACTCTCCTTTCTCAATAGGAACCTCTTCTAAAGAGTTATGATAATAGATAGATCCTTTTTCTTTTTTAGGATGCCATTCTTTTGGAGCACGTTCGTCTATTCTCGTAACTATCTTTTGCGCTTCTTCCCATACTGTCTCCGGAATACGATACGATTGTTTTAAAACTTCTTTCTCTTTTGTAGCGGATAGAAAAGCTTTAACATCCGCTCCTTGAAAATTCATAATAGCTTGGTCATCATCTCCCGTAAATATCTGGATGTTTGGCGATTGTCGTACTACATCAATCATTTTCCACTGCAGGGTAGACAGGTCTTGCGCTTCATCTACTATTAAAGCTTCTAAGTCTGGACACTGGTCTTGCTTTACAAACTCTTCTATCATATCCGTAAAGTCTACTTTTCCCTTAACTTTTTTATAATTTTCATAAGCTTGTACTAAACGTGTGAGCTCAGAATAATTAAGATTATAGTTGCCTTCTTTTTGAAAAGCTTCTTCTAATGACTGCAATCGGCTTCGAGACAACTGGTAGATCTTTAAATACTCATCGCCTTTTTGATTACCTATCCATTCAAAATCACTTTCTGTATCTTGGCTTGCGGATTTACTAGCAAAGTCTAAGCCTACTTGATATCCTATCTCTTTCATATCTTTACCACGCAACACATCCGTAGTTTTATACCCTAGAGATCCAAAGGCCATAGAATGTAATGTGCGAAAGTAAGGCAAATCTTCTTCTAAAATATTCCAATCATTGCAAACTCTTTCTTTACTTTCTCTAGCCGCCTTCTTACTAAAAGATACACAGGCAATACGCTGAGGTTCTATGCCACTTTCTATATAGCTTTGAATTAAATTAGAATTTGTTTGAGTCTTACCGCAACCCGGAGGCCCTAAGATAGTCTTTTGAATTTTCAAAACGGAGGGTCCTCGTCATTACTAAAAGTAACAGCAGGAAGATCCACCTCACCTTTTTTAATCTCAGGAATAAACCAACACCGTACACTCTGCCATTTATCTTTATTGTCTTTAAAACGAAACTGCTTGTCGGCTGTTCCGCCATTGTTCATTTCTTTTAATCTTTCTGTGATCTGACCACGGGTATATATCGTAAAATTATGTCTCTTTAAAAACTCTTGAAGTGCGCTGAGTTTAAAATATGTATAATCTTCTTCGGACCACGGCTTCCCGGTAATAATTTCTTCTGGACTTCTCGCTTGCAAACGCGCTGTGCAAAACATTTCCAGAAGTTCTTGGAACTGACCCTTTTGTGTTAGCTCTTCTGGAACAGCTATACGTGTTGCTGTCTCCAACAAAACATCGATCATTTCTCTCCACTCATTGTCTTTCATACGTGCAGGCATTTTATACATTTGTTCCATACAGGCCCTTTGAAAGTCTACTTGCATCTGCAGTTGCCGGGTGCTTAACTCTAATCGTGCTCCATCGACATCAATAAACCAAACAGGTGGTTCCGATTCTACAACGCTCAATCCTCCAATGGTGGGAAATGATTGACCACTTCCTATACCAAATTTTCTAGAACGACACATAGACTTATTGCAATGTGACCGTAAAGGTTCTTGCTTGCATGTATAAAAGTATTCTTTCTTTTCTAATTGGTTTTGTATAGTTACCATTTCTTTAGCAGGCAAAGGAGGTGTGCAATACTCTTGGTTGTGCTTTTCTAATAAATCTTTCCACGCTTCTGGACTAGACATTTTATAAAAAAGTCCTACATTAAGCATTACCATATTACGCCCGCCTTCAGGAACTCCATACTCTGTAAGTTGCTGTAAGCACGGTGGCCCTTGTGGAAGAAGTTTTTCACTCACTCCTACTTGTAAGTCTCTTAGTTTCTCTAATGTAATTTTGTTTTTGTTTGCTTTAAATAAAAATTCATCGAATCCTATGTCATCTCCTTCAACGTTCAAAGCATAGCGCGTAGTGTATTTTGCATTAAAGTATGGAAGGTTTATAAAGTTTCCAACATCACCACGTTCTACTATTACTTCTTCTTGCTTAGGAAAAATCTCACACTGGCCATAGCCAAGGGCCGACGCAAACTCTGACAGTCTGTCTCTTAATTCTGTAGCAGAGACCTTGTCTTTTAAGAATATATATAAATGAGCGCCACCGGATTTGGAACGGCACACGGTTAACGGTAACTTTAATTGTTTAATTTTTTTGAATAACTTTACTAAGTCTAAATCGTATTCATCTATATCCAAAGCTCCAAACAAGCATTGATTGTTTTCATCTATAGGAATACTTCCTACACCTTTCTTGCCTTCTAGGTGTTTCTGAACAAGCTCTACTGTTAACGGCTCACGAACAATAAAGCTTTTAGCTTGTTGTTTACCGTTTTTTTGAGAGTTCATAACCTCTGTTTGTCCGTGAGCTTTACTAAAGCCTGCAAACAAATCTAAAAATTTCTGTGCTTTCTCTTTCATACTAAAGATGCCCCCACCTTAATAAGTGGGGGCAATCCTCTCTAGAATGGAACATCATCAGTGTTGTCAAGAGATAAAGCAGGCTTTATTTCTCCACTACTAACACTGGTGTGTAATGCTTTCGCATCTTGATAAGCTTCCATTGTGGTTACTTGGCTCTCATGTTTAACTGACCAAGAGTTCCAAGATCCTTTATCATTTCCATCTTCTACAGATGTTAAACGATACATGTTTGCAAAAGAAGGAAGGGTCTTACCTGCGTGCTTTTGCATCATCATTATACTCAACCATTGACGTGACTTTTTTAATTGTGTCTTTTTCATGTCAATAATCGCATTCTCTAAATTGCCATCTTCATGGACAATCTTCACATAATGTTGAGCGGTACGAACTAATTCATTTCCGTTTTCTAATAGCTCTAATCCTGAATCCTGATCACGTACGGCTCTACGTACATCATCAGAAGTAGAAGCAAGTTCTGACACAAAGCCTCCGCCTGATGAACGAGGAATAAATTCTAAAAGTTTTAGTTGGAAATAAACAGGAATAACTAATACTCCTTTTTCTCCTGCCCAAGTTTTTTTAGTAACGGTATTAAAAATATCTCCAGAACTTGCACTGTCAATAAATCCTGCATCAGACTTTTTTAGTTGCGGACTTAGTGCTTGGATTATTCTTAAAAAAGGAATTTGAATGTCAGAAGATGTTACTTCCTCAAAACCACTTCCAGTGTCGGACTCAAAGGCGTTTAGTAGATCTGGTAATTTTTCAGCCATGTTATTTCTCCCCTTTTATTTTTGCTGTTTGACCCACACGTCCTTTAAACATTTCTAGGTCAATCGGTTGATTAGCTTCCACACGTTCACGTACTAATTTTTTTAACGTCTGGGGTTCTACCCATGTCCGCGCTGTCGTGTCGTGTCCTTTGTCTTCAAGCTCAGATTGTAAAGAGCGAGCAGAATTATCTTCATTAATGCCAAATGAAATTATAACTTGGTTTTTAATAAAGTCCTCTGCGCCAATGTCGCGTAAATGTCCCAATGCACTTTGTTTGTCCATAGGATCTTTAGGCATACTTGCTTGAACAAAGGTAGTTAAAGATACAGTATTGCCGTCTACCGTTAACTTATCTATGCCCATCTCAGCCATTTTTGCAGGGATTAAATCATACTCATAACTTTGCTTCTTTACCTTTAAAAGCTTGATGTCTTTTTCTTTTTCTTTGATGTCTTCAATAATTTTGGAAGCTGATTTCACTAATTGACTTAGTTCTTGTCCTCCATCCGTAGTTACACCTGTAAATGCATTTGCATCTGCTGTAATATTACTCCAAACATCGATCTTTTTTTCACTCATTATAGTATATCCTCTTCAGGTTAAGGGTTAAGGTCTTCGATTCCTCCTCGGATAGATATCCTCACTGGATAATATATACGTTCTATTTTATCCCATTTCAGAATATTAACTCTACCAGAGTTAAAATCACTAGCAATGGCAAATGCAACGCCTATTATAGCGGGGTCCCCGATAGCTAACAGCCAATCATCATTGTCAAAGTCTTTTAGTTTACGCTTAATTTGCGCAACTAATCGACCTGTATTCAGGTGAAGTTGATCGGTAAAGTTAGATAAAGGAATTAAATCGCCCCATTTTGTTGCAGATATTATATCTACGCGGGGATTTTCTTGTGCTACAAATACTTTGTTTGCCATTGAGTTCTCTCTTTCTTGTTTACGTTTAATCACGTTAATCTAATTAATTTTATTTGTAAACTATTTTTTTGACTTATCTTATCTATTCTGTTTATATGAATAAGAATTGACAATAGAAAGCGAGAAATATGTCTTACACGTTTAAGACGAAACCCTTTGACCATCAAGCCGACGTTTTAAAACTTTCTTGGAAAGCTTTGAATTGGGCTTATTTTATGGAGATGGGTACAGGAAAATCCAAAGTTTGTATAGACAACGCGGGCATTCTTTATGAATTAGGTCATATAGATACCTTTGTAGTTGTTGCTCCTAAAGGGGTGTATCGTAATTGGGCGCGGATAGAAATTCCTGTGCATTTACCTGACCGTATTGAACGTGACACAGCCATGTGGTCTTCTACTCCTAAACGCGAACAGAAAAAACAATTAGAGTCTTTTCTCGTTCCTAATGTATCGGAGAACTTGCGCATTTTAGTTATGAATGTTGAAGCATTATCTACGGTTAAAGGTACACGGTTCTTGGAGCATGTCTTAAAAAAGTCTAAGGCCTTATTTGCTGTAGACGAATCGACTACCATTAAAAGTCCAAAGGCCCGACGTACTAAAGCTATTATAAAAATAGGACGCCACGCTGTATATAAAAGAATTTTAACAGGATCTCCTGTTACACAATCGCCTATGGATTTATGGGCGCAATGTAATTTTCTAGACCCTACTCTTTTAGGTGATGTAGGTGATAACTTTTATCAGTACCAATACCGTTACGCTATCATGAAAAAACGTACGATGGGTGCGCACTCTTTTAATTTAGTAGTTGGTTATAAAAACCTAGAAGCTTTAGCGGAACTTTTAAAAACTTTTTCTTCTCGCATCATGAAATCCGAATGTTTGGATCTGCCTTCTAAGATATATACCCAACGGCACATTCAGTTAACTCCTGACCAAACGCGGATCTATAATGAGATAAAAGAATATGCTTTGGCCTACATTAGTGAAACAGAATTTATGACCGCACCTAACGTCATGACACAGTTATTACGTTTGCAACAAGTATTGTCGGGACATTCTAAGACGGATGAAGGCGATATTGTAGAGATAAAAGATAATCGTTTGTCAGAATTAATGCAATGCCTGGAGGATGTTTCCGGGAAAGTTATTATCTGGTCACGTTTTCGGTATGACATTAAAAGAATTCACGCTGAGTTAACAAAAGTTTATGGCCCAAAGTCCACAGTAACATACTTTGGAGACACATCTGATGAAGATCGTAGTAATGCTATCGAGCATTTTCAAAACGGGGAAGCACGTTTCTTTATCGGAAATCCGCAAACAGGTGGGTATGGAATTACTCTTACCGAAGCCAACACCGTGGTTTATTTTGCAAATAGTTTTGACTTAGCTGTTCGTATGCAGTCAGAAGACCGATGCCATCGTATCGGCCAAACACAGCACGTTACTTATATTGATCTTATTGCTGAGAAAACAATTGATGAAAAGATTGTTAAGTCTTTGCGTAGTAAAATGGACATAGCCAGTAAGGTAATGGGCGAAGAGCTAAAAGAATGGCTCACATAAAAAGGAAAAGAACATGTCAGAAACTTTCGGAATGTGGCTCACAAGATTATTTATTAGTACACCAAAAGAAAAAGAATTAGTAAAAATGACGAAGTTGGAGTTAGAAGCTAAAGGTAGGGAAATTGGTATAGAGTTAGATAGACGTTACACTAAAGATAGACTGGTTAAGACAATAGAAAAACATTTAGGAGGTATATAATATGTTAGATAATCCTTATGAAGGTGTGAGCGAATTTTATGATCGTCTTACAGAATTTGTAGAAAATGAAAAAAAATTTAATAACAGTAATAAAGTTGTATTATTGTTTCGTTTGGCTTTAGAGTTGGGCGGGGCGGATGATGAGATGGGCCTAGAAGAAATGTGTTACTTGATGTCTAAGTTACAATATACTACGCTAGGTATTTTATTAGGCAAAGAAGAAAGTTTTAATGGAATATTAGAAGAGTTCGATGTCAGTCGTACTCCTCCTAATTAGAGAGAACTTTGACGGATATATCTAAAAAAAGTTGGGGCGAAGATCCCTTTATGGGCGACACGTCTGCACCTAAGAAAGAACATTGGGCTAATATACTTTTAGAGCTTCGTAATAAATCGGGAATGTCTCGGGTTCAATTAGCCGAAGAGTCGGGGGTTGGGGTGTCTACCATAGAAAACTACGAGCGAAAAAAGATTGCAGAACCCTCTATCTACAAAATTGAAGCTCTTCTGCAGGCAATGGGTTACGAGTTAGATGCTATTTTTGTAGAGCATTAAAACTTAGTTGTTTTTGTAGTAACCGTCCACGGTGTCCAACTTACTTTTTTTCCTCCTTCATATGACCGCGCATGACCTTCTTCAATCATTTTATCACACACATTAATTTCGCCATATTCGGGGTGATCTACCATAGGTTCTGCGAGAATTCTCCCGAATTTTCCCTTGGCATCGTCCTTGTGGGTAACTATTGTAAAAGTTTTTGGTAAAAGTTCTTTTAATCGGGCTTTTGAAGCTAATCCTAGTTTTTTCTCATCCAGATTTCGAGTGCGTGACTCTGGGGTGTCTATACCCATCATTCTTACACGTTCTTTACGTAACCAAACAGAAAAACCAAGATCTACGTCGCAATCAAAAGTGTCGCCGTCGATAACGCGTACTAATTTTACTCTATATTCAAACATATGATTATATCCTATTTCGGGTTAAAATTTGATGTGATATCCGCCGACCTCAGCTTATACCACCATGAACTCATTAACGCGACGACAATTATCCAACTTTTAGCCGTCTTATCGGGAAATAAATCTTTTGCTATGTCTTCGGGTCTTGCTCCCCGTTCATAAAACAATTTAGCTTCTTTAGTAGCTTCCTTCAGGCACTCAAATTGTAATTCTTCCTTAGTCATCGTAATTTTCCCTTACAAATATTGGAGTTTCTTCGCCCATCCAAGCTCCCACAACATTGAACTCAAAATAATCGATAGCTTCTTCCTCTGTCATATTCTGATCCATTAAGATCTTGATACATTTACTTACGTCATAAGCAATAATGTCTGGCTGACCGCATCGACTACCAATACCAATAATCGCTTCATCAAAGCCATCAGCCTTCAACATTTAGGAGAGTAAGCCTACTAGGAAGCTACCTAGCGCTATACAGATATAAAATTCTAATCCCATTTTCTTTCTCGCTTTCTTTTTTTTGTGCTTTTTAAAAAACTTCATAACTATATACTTGCACACATTAGTAAGTAGATAAAGAGTAAAATGTGAAATGACCATGATACTCCCAGTATTGTCCAACAAACTTTCAGTAACATTACTTTCTCCCCTTCTGATTAACCTAAAACTTCCCAATCGGTTTTAGGTGTTGTTACATGGCATTCAGGACATTGCCGTTCCTGCCATGTAAAATTGTACACTACGGACGGCGCGTGGCAATTAGTACACCAAACTTGTCGTCTTTTGCCCTCTACACCGTCATAGGATCTTACTTTCGTATGTTTTGTTACCTTACTCATCGTTTTGTATACGTTTTTTCTCTGAGTTTTCGCATCAATATCGCAAGGTTAGTTGACCAATAGTTCTTCGCCCAATCGGACTCGGATCTATTTAGGCAAGCAATCGTATTGTCGATTAGTCTTTCATATTCATCTGGCATTATGTACTCCATCCTATAACAAGAAAATCTAAATCCTCATGGTTATGTTTTAATGCTTCTTCGGGCAGATAGTCTGCTAATACATTATGGCTTTTACCTCCAAACCATGCGAAACCATCTTTTGCTTGCATAGGTTTCCAACCTTTTTTCTGAATCATATCCAGAAAATCTTTCATTATTTTTTCTTCTTTTTTTGTCATTACTCTTCCTCCCGATTAATAAAAGCATCTATAAATCCGCCAACGTAACAATCGACAATCTCTTCGTCAGGCTCATTAAACATCACAAGGTTTGCCCAATCATCTTTCTCGCCTTCTTTCTGCATGTGCAATTCTACTACGGCATCAACACTTCTAATGTGTTCCATAATATCTTTGAAGTCTTTATTATCTTTGCATAAGTGTTCGCCCTCGCAAAATAATTCAAACTTCCACCCTTGTTTTAATCCAGACTTTACTAATTCTTCCGCTTCACTAATCATTATTCTTCCTCCCTAATTAAATAATTTCTGACTGCAGGTATATCTCTATAAAGTTCCATTAGTACGACGTGGCTCTTTAAAGGTTTTTTTGTCCCTGCTTCCCACCGTTGCACACTTGCTCTTCCAAACCCGCACACCTCGGCAAAATCTTGTTGGTTACTAAAATATGTTTTTCTTAATTCTCTTATTTCTTTACTGTTCATTGGTATAGTATTCCTTCCTCTATTAGTGCTAAAAAATTTAATGGGTGAATAATCTTAACGTTATGGACAGTTATACGACGAGAATACGGGAGCCACTTATTGTCGTCACTGGTTCCCGTTAAAAGCGCGGGAGTGTCCCCTTTCTCAAAGTCCTCCTCATAATCGTCCCCGTATACTTCTTTGAGCATCTGGAGGTGTGTATCTTTGCTTGTCATCCATCCGCTCTTATTCTCAGCCATCATCCATGAATAGGTGTACCATGATTGGTCGCCTATGCTTTCTTCGAACGTAATTAATACGCGTGTTGTTGTTTCAAACTTCATTAGTATTCTCCAAATATTTAGTGTAAATCTTATGTATTGTTTCATAATCTTTGTCGGCTATTCCCGACTTTTTAGATGCCATGCTATCTAAAAAGTCATCAAACTTAATTAGGTATTCCTTAGTCATTTGCATTCTCCTTCAAATGATAAAAAGCATCCGTGTTAAGGGCTTCCCCTCTTATAGACCATCCGTTCTGTAAAAGTTCTTTAATGACATTGTTATACATTTTTTCTTTTTGTCGTACTCTCGTTGCGGAGCATTCTCCATCCTCCCACAAAATCTCACTAGCTAAACGATTGCCCAGTTCATGAAACAATTCGTCCGCTCTCTTTTGACTTTTGCACACGGTACTTGGTTTGCCCTCACTTGTTATATACGATTTAGACTCTTGATATTTCTTTAAATGTTTATTGGTCATCTGCATTCTCCCTTTCTAATTTAAATTGTGCCATTTCTTTATCTCTTTCGACTTCGAATTCTTGCTCTATTTCTATTAAACATTCCTCGCATAGGTATTGATCATCTGCAGGAATGCGGTTGACAAATTTGCCAGATCCAAAACTAGTGTCCTCCGAGCATTCTCGGCAAAGGTCTGGCGACTGCTGTTCTATAGACTTAGACCATGCCATTTTTCTAAACCTCCCCATCGTTATTCTCAGCTTCTATTGTTTTTAACTGATGTATGTACTCAATCAATTCTGCATGGTCGTATCTTTCCATGCCATCAGCTCCCACT